AGGAAATAAATGCATTTTGTTGCTGTCTTGAGTTAGTAAAATTATTTGAAAAGCGATAGATAGTTCGATAATATGTTAGTAGAGAATAAATAACTATATGAATAGTTATTTTGGATTTGTATACTTATGGACTAATACTCACCCTGAAGCAAAAACACACACCAAGTATATAGGTCAACACGTCGGTACTATTGATGATGATTACACCGGCTCCGGGGTATTATTTTTTAGAAAATTTAAATGTAAAAAGTATAGAGGTTATTGGAAAAGAACTATACTTGAGTACTGCAATAATTTAAATGAACTTAATAATGCAGAGATTAAATGGATAAACAAATACAATGCTGTTTTAAGTGAAGATTTTTGTAATCTAAAATATGGAGGGAGAAATGGTACTCATGGTGAAGAAGCAAGACGTAAAATATCAAAAAGTCACAAAAATAATCCAGAATTCAAAAAAATGAGATCTAGGGTTCAAAAAGAGTATATGTCCAATTTAACCGCTGAAGAGAAGAAAAGACGTTCTGAAAAATTATCTCAATCAATGACTAAAGCTCACGCTGATGGTCGTTTTAAATCAAGTAGTAAAGCTTTAAAACAGTGGCATGCAAATATGTCAATAGAAAGAAAGAAACAAATAAGCGATAAAATTTCTAAAACAAAAAATCCGGAAATTTTTAAATTTTTAAATGTTAAAACAAATGAAGTTTTTATTGAATCTATTCGGGATTTCTCTATAATGTTTAATATTGCAAGATCTACCGTTGATTTGATAGCTAAAGGTAAGTATCCAAGCAAAGATAACATTTATAAAAAAACATGGAAAGTAATAAAGTAAATATGTTTAACAACCTCCTCGTTGAAAAATATCGTCCCAAGCAGATTGCTGATTATTGTCTTAAAGAAGGTAATTCAATTAGGCAATTGATTGATAAAGCTAAAGAGAGTGGAGAGATTCCTAATGTACTTCTTGTAGGTAGTCCAGGTATTGGTAAGACTACTCTTGCAAAGATTATTGTTAATGAACTAATCGAATGTGATCATCTATATATCAATGCATCAGATGAGAATGGTATTGATACTATCCGTAGTAAGGTTACGAACTATGCTAAGACAAAGAGTCTATTTCCTATCAAAGTTATTATATTAGACGAATGTGATGGTTTGACTCAAGATGGTCAGAGAGCATTGCGTAATGTAATGGAAGAGTATAGTGCAATTACTCGATTTGTTCTTACTGCAAACTATAAGCATCGTATCATTCCAGCATTACAGAGCAGGTGCCAAGTATTTAACATAACTCATGATGTAGAGGACGTAACCAGACGCATGGCTCATATATTGAATGAGGAAAACATCGTATGTAGTGAAGATGACTTGAAACAAATTGTTAGGGATAACTTTCCAGATCTTCGTAAGACCATCAATACGATTCAAAAGCTTACAAATGATGGTAAGATTGAAGTTGATGATAGCTCTAACGTATCCAAACTTGTCGCTGATTTGTATAAGCTTATTGAGCATGGACATGTTCTTAAGTGCAGAAAGCTTGCGATAAAGAATGAGCATGTGTTTAATAATGATTACCCTGTATTGATTAAAGAGATGTTTAATTACATCGATGACGTGCCATGCATTCAAGAAGATAAGAAAAAGTCGCAGCTTACTACTTGCCACGACTTTATCTATAAATCAGCGTTTTGTATGGATCAAGAAATCAACGCATATGCATGCTTTATTACTTTAAGTAAATGCTAGTGTCGGGCATGTTACCGCCACCGATTGCTTGAGCATCATGAGAAGGTGCACCAAACTGATCTGTCTTTGCATTGACATTATGTAACTCTCTATCATTACCCATAGCAGGTTGTTTTTCAGCATCAGGTAAATAACCTGCTTCAACCTGAGACTTAAGAGGATTAGACCCAACATAAGATTCTTCATCTTCATATTCTAATGTATCTGGGTCAATTTTAGTGCCGTTAGGACGTACCATACTATCAGGCACCGGCATTCTGTTAGGATATACATCTACTGGTTCAAAGATGTCATCAGGAAATTGATAAAAACCATCATACCTACCAGGAGCTGTTTCTTGAGAAACCGTAATAGAAAACTCTCCGCTTGAGTTATCTGTGTTACCAGGTTGGCTAGAAGGGTATTTGTTCTCAATACCAGAAACACGCAAGTTAAGATCACTAGCTAAAAGATCATCTAACTTGGCCTGATACTCTGGGCTTAATTGTTTATAACCTTCAGTAGATTTGTAGTTATCTCTTACTTTAACTAAATCTCCAGTAAGAAAACCACCTCTGGTAAATCTAGATACGTAAGATTCGTAAATCTTATTGAATTTCTTTTCCACAATATTATTTATGCTGCAGAAGCTAATTAAAAGGTAGTTATAAATATTAATATGGCTAACATAGTACTTGATAACTTAGCTAAACCTAAAAATATTACTGATAAACCTCAGTTTACATATGCTGATGTTAAAGTAGATTTTGAATGGGATCAAACCCAACAAGCAGAGTTATATTCTAATCTTAAAGATGTTGATCTAGTAGGTAGTTATGATTTAGGAGCTATTGAAAATAGTATTGTTAATATCTTTACTTCCTTTCCAGGAGATAAAATATTAAACCCTCAATTTGGTCTTAATTTAAATCAATTCTTATTTTTACCTTGTTCAGAAGATACAGCTCTTAATATAGGTAATACTATAAAAAATCAGTTATATTTGCAAGAGCCAAGAATTACTGTAAAAGAAGTATTAGTTACTGCTATACCAGAACAAAATCAATACACAATCAACCTGTCACTTGGTGTGCCATTCATAAATAATAATACAACTATAAAATTTAAAGCTTTACTTAACTCTACAGGAGTTACATTTTATCAATAACTATGCCTGACAACGATTATAAATTTAAACAAGACGGTTATGTAGCATTTGATGCTATAAGTCTTAAAGATCTTATCATCGAAAAGATGAATGATCAGAAAGTCTTTACCGATCAAAACTATGAAGGTAGTAACTTATCAGCTATTATTGATATTGTTGCTTATTCTTATCACGTTTTAATTTACTATTTGAATAAAAATTCTTCTGAGAGTAATTTTAGTCAGGCTGAACTCTACGAGAATATCAATCAAATAGTAAAGAGCATTGATTATAACCCTACAGGCCCGCAATCTGCAAATATTAACTTCGAAGCAGTAGCTAATGCTAACTTACCAATTAACTCTTATACAATACCTAGATTTAGTTATTTTACCTTTTCAGGTACTTCATATAGTTTTGTACAAGATGTTACATTTCAGAAAACATTAAATGGTGTTGAAGCATTAATTGACTTACAAAACAACAATCTATTATATAATGGTCAGTTTGTTGAGTTTCCTATATTTTCTGCAATAGGTGAAGAAAATGAAGTAGCATTTCTTGCTGCAACCGATACAACAGATAATTTTTATATAGATAATAATAACATATATGTTTATGTATTACCAGGTGGAGTCTTAAACCCTAAATGGGAGCAATGGACTAGATCATCATCATTGTATCTTGAAACAGGGTCTGCTAAAAAATATTCAGTTCGTTTTAATGAAAATGAACAATACGAAATTAAGTTTGGTAATAATATTAATGGTAAGAAACTTAACGAAGGTGATCTAGTTGCTATATATTATCTTAAGTCTGATGGACAAAATGGTCAGATCAGCAAAAACCAAATTGACAACCAGCAGTTATATTTTTATAACACTACACAATTTAATGCAATTTTAAATGATACCACATCAAGCGGTGCTAACATTATAACTAGTGCTGAAGCAGCTAATGTTTCATTTACTAATGCAAATGCATCTACATTGTTTAAAACTAAAGAGAGTGTTGAAGAAATAAAAATTAATGCTCCTAACTTATTCAATTCTCAATACAGGTTAGTTACTACGGATGACTATAGAAATTACATTCTTAAGAATTTTGGTAATTGGGTAAAATCTGCATCAGTAGTTAATAATTTCGATTATACTGCAATATATCAGAAATACTTTTTTGATATAGGTTTAGATAGACCTAATGACGATTCAAGGGTTTTGTTTAATCAGGTTAATTTTTCCGATGCTTGTGATTTTAACAATGTTTACATTTTTGCAGTACCTAATAAGATTTTAGAAACAAGTTTAGATATTAGAACAAATTTCTTATCAATAGCTCAAAAGAATGCAATTAATATATTATTAAACGATGTTAAATCAGCTACAACCGAATTGGTGGTTTCAGATCCAGTTTACATGGAAATAAATTTTGGAGCAAGCAATGGTAATGATTATAACTTTATAGATGCTGCAGGAGATGAATCATACTTATATGTTGAAGTAGATAGAAATTCTAGAAGAGATTTAAGTTCAGTTCAAAAAGAAATAGCTTCTATATTCTTAGATTATTTTAACAACAATAATTTAGATTTAGGGCAGCTTATATCGTTAAAAGATTTATCTCAATTAATTTTAGATGTCGATGGAGTTGTTGAATTTTCAACAAGAAGAAATTATAAAGGAAGCACTATTATTAATAATCAATTACAATTAGCTTTATATAATCCAGTTTATCTAACATCTGATTTTACTACTACAGATCAAGATGTAAGATTAAAATATTTTCAATTCCCATATTTTAAAAACTTATCTTTAGTATCGGAAAGAATTGAAGTAATAAGACAAGGTTAACATGCCAAATTATAACACAGGATATTGGAATTTTAAAAGTTATAACGTCTTTGACGTTGAGTCTTTATCTTCTTACGCTTTACCTCAAACACCCGTTAGATTTGTTCCTGGGAATTATGAAACATCTGATTTCAGTAACAAGTATATTTTATGGGACTTTGGCGATGGTTCAACAAAAGTAAACGCTTTTTCAGCTGAACATTATTTTTATTACCCCGGTACATATAGCGTTACTATGACGTTAATGTTATCATCAGGTAACACGGTTTTAGATTCATATAGAAAAGATATTCAAATATTAGATTTTGTAAGTAATAGTTTTAGATTTAAACCTCTTAGCGGTTTAAATTCTTTATATCTTTATCTTACTGCAGGTAATGCTTCACCTCAATTAACTTTAGAAAGATATAACAGTTTACAAACTTACGGTAACAAATATTCTTTCTTTTTAAATGTTAGTGGAAGTAATTCCTTATATTATAACATTACTAAGTTAGAAAAAGAACCTTACTCTCATTTATTACCTACTCATAGATTTTTTGAAAGAGAAAATATTACTTTAGAAACAGGATCCGTTTTCAGTGATACTATTGTTAATAAAGTAGATACTATTGATACCAATTTATATGGTAGACTTAATCAAAATACTTTAGTTGAACCTACTTCCTCATCTGATAAAGGAGCATTTTTCGTAGGCACAAGTGGATCAGCTGACTTTTACTTTGTTGATGATACTGTAAACAATTCTACATACCATCTTTTAGCTACAGTAGACACAACTAATTTTCCTGATAATTATACCAAATACTATAACTTAAAATATGATTCAGATTTACCAGTAAAAAATAGTGATACTGCAAAATATAGTGTATTTGAAAATATATATAAACAACCTGACCTTATACATATTTCTTCTAACGGTATAGATGGTGAAGGTAAAAAGATAAACACTTTTAATATTAACCCTAGTAAATTTTTAGATCAACAAATTAGTTTTGTTGCTAAAACAAAGTTTAATAATTGGTATGATAGTAAAACAATACCTACTAATTTTAATTATAATTTTGATTTTGCAGAAAATGCTGTACAACTAAAGTTAGTAACAGCTGATAAGTTAACCTTAGTATCAGAATTAACTGAATATGTGAGTTTTGATACAGAGTTATTTAAAAATTATAGATTAGGTTGGGTAAAAGGTAGTTTTGTTTTTCCTACTAGTGCTTACAAACTTTGGAACAATACAGACTTTGATAACACAAATCAAATGTTTAGATTATCAGCTTATATGTATACTGATAGTTTTGAGTTATCTGGTACAAGTGATGCATTTCATTTATACCCTTCATCGGGCGTTAATAAAGTAGCTAAGATAAATGAAAATTTTGATATGTCTACTTACATGAAGGATTTAGCATTTCAGCCTTCAATATATAAAAGACCTCAAATATTTGATTCATTCTTTGGAACTATTTTAGGTACTTTAAGTTCTGAAACTAATGCTATAGGAAAAAGAATATACGAAAAGACTTCTAATTTTATTCAAAATAATGTAAACATTGATACGTGTGACATAAGAAATTTATATGGTTATGCTTTAGAGTATAATGTTGACTTAGATGATTTTGCTTCTTCTAACTTATTAATTAACTACCCTGCTGATTTAAGCAGATTAGTTAATATATTCTCTATCAAAAAATCTTTACTATTCGGTAAAAGAAGTCAATATCAACTAAACTTTCATGATAAGTATAACTTAGCTGATAAACCAAATGATACCCATACTGCAGCTAAAAACTATAGAGATGGAAAAATATATGGCAACAATCTTGGTGATAGATTAAATGTATTGGATGGCATTATCTATAAGAATGAAGATTATATTGTAGGGTATGAAACATTTTCAGAAAGATATACACTACTTAGAACTAATGTTAATACTATTCCTACTAGTAGTTATGCGTTAAGTTCGTTTAGTAAAGATTGGGGATGGGGATTAGTATTACCTAATGATTTTTACGATCAAAGTAATTTTGTTTACGAATTATCTTCTTATTATAAATTTTATAGATTTGTACCAGTTGTGCCTGGTGA